CGCTTGTAACTTTAACTACTGTGGTCTTACAGAACCAAAGAAAGATTTCTACTATGCAGACGGAACTAAACACTCTCGTGGCAAAGTAAAAGGTGCTGAAGGAGAATGGAAAGAACGCTCCCGAAAGCACCGATATGTAATGATGTTTGATAAGAATTTAGAACTCTTATGGTAAAGTAATATAAGTATTTTCGGTTTTAATTGTTTGTTGATCAATGTATTGAGAAGATTCATCGTAAAATAATTCTCTTCTCATGTCTTTCAGAGCAGTTTGAAGGTACTCTGGTTTTAAAAGATAAATCAAACCTTTTTCATTATTTTTGATTGTTTCATATTCATAATTACTAATGCCAACTACAGGATTCAAAGTTTGTAATGGTGAGATTGGATTTGGTATTGTAAAATTAGAATTTACAATTTGACCAGAAGGTAATATTAATCTACCTTTGTCATCTTTTACTTCAGTTGTTTCATAATGATGTATTGAGTTTAGATCATTACCATAGATTCTTTCACAATAACGATATAAGTCTTTATTTGATAACGGCCATTCATTTCTAATGTCTGTGATTCCTGCACTAATAATAACCACCCAATCATATTCAACACTACCATAAACTTCTTCTGCAACTAATTCTGGTCTTGTGCCATCAACGATTTGATACTTATTGAATAGTGTAACAACATTTTGCAAATCATCTCTTATTTTCGCTCTTCTAAAAATATTTTTTACAAGAAAATAATCTTGAGATGATTGTTTATCTGAAAGAAAAGATTGATATTGGACGTTTGGAAGTTCTCTAAAATATGTCATTAGTAACCAACTCCTTCTGCGATACCTTGATAATCTTCTGCATAAATTGGAGAAAGTTCTTGAAATTGTAGAGTTAGGATCATATGTACTGGTGTGGCATCAGTAAAAGATGCATATTGACCAGATCCTGCATAATTAACACTCATGTTCGTCAATGCACAAGGTTTAAACTTATTTAAAAATGGATGTGGTCTTGATCCTGTTCTGTATTGAATCTTAAATACATTTGGTGATTTTACAAAGAATCCACCACCAGTTGTACCACTTCCAGTTTTTCTGGGTGTCATTTCCTGTTTAAAAGTTGTTATAATTCTTTTTATTTCATCTGCTTCTGATTTAGACCTTGGAATTAAATCAAAAGTAAATTGAAATGCTGTTCGAAGATTTACACCTTGAAACAACAATTCAACATTCTGATTAACTACTGCACCAGTTTCTCTTGAAATTAATCCACTTATATTTGCGTCTTGTCCAGTAAGTGCTTGAATTGCTAATGATGAAAATACTGTTGATGTGGTTTTTTGTCCGGTTCCTGTAGTAAATGCACCTGACATTTTTTGAAACAAATCGGACACATTTGAAACTATTCCTGATGGTAAATCTCCAGATTCAATAGTTTGTTTTCCAGCTAATATACCTGCTGCAAGAGCAGCATTTAAAGTATTTTCTCCCCAATTCGCAGAATTAGAATCTGATATTGATTGTGGCATAGGAAGAAGTATTGTACTTTTAGCAGCACTTCCTTGTAATGCTTGTTCTGTTGTTCCCAAGGCAAATGATCCCGAAGTACTAGATGATAATCTAGGTGGTTTATATTCTACAACATCAATTTGGAAAAAATCATCATTTTTTCCAATACTAGCTTTAGGATATCGTAGTATTTGTGCCATTTATTTTTTTAACTATTTATTTTTAAGTTTGTCGAAAATCTGCATAAGGAATGGAACGAAGAGTATTAAATTCATTAAATGTTACTTCGTAAAATGGACTTGCAACTTCAGGAAAAGTATATTGTCTCATTTTACCCCAATGATAATTAAATCCAAAGAAACCATAATCCATTGGTTCTGATGCCATAATCAATGGATAACGATCGTAAATAATATTTGGTGTCTTAGCATAATATATGTAGGTATAATACTTGCCGCCAGAAGGATATTGACTTTCAGTATCTTGCAATCTTTCTATGATCATATTCATCAATTCAGAAGGACTTTCAATACCAATTAAATCTCTTTTAATTGATGCAATTCTATTTTCTGATTTTCTTTGTCCCTTTTTTCCACCAGATCTTAATTTTGGATTTGCTCTCTGGTAGTCTGCATCATATTTAATAATATAAATGAGTTGAGTTTTGTTTAGACGACTATAGTTTGTACTAGTCGCACCAGTTTTAGTATATTGATGTGGTATATAATAATTGGTTGCAATTTCTTTTAATTCACTTAATGAATAATCTTCAAGTTCTGGTTTTTCATATCCTGTGAGTGCCATTACTTGATACCTAAATCTTCTTCGGTGAGAATTTTAAACTTCCATCGTCGATCTTCACAAAATTCTTCAGCGACTTTCCATTTTGCTTGGTTTCTTGCCCATTCTGTGACTTCAAAAATATATCCTTTCGTTTTTCTTTTTTGAACTTTTGGTTCTATTGTTTGTTTTTTTGGTTTGATTTCTATGATATATTTTTGAATTGAACCATTATTTTCTTTTACCTTAATATAAAAGTCCGGAAAGTATCTGTGAATTTTTCCATCTATTGGGGAACGATAAGGAAGAGCAAGTTCTTCACTTCCCCATTCCAAAATATTTTCATTTAAATCGCAATAGGACATAAAACGCCTTTCCCACAATGAACGGTAAATAATATTTGTGGGATCACCTTTATATTTTTTTGGGTATGATGGTTGATATTTTCCCTTATACGACATCTAAATACTTATAATAAAAGATCAGTTATAGGTATTTAGAGTGCCTTTTCCCAGAAGTATATCGAGTGTAAAATCTTTATTTGGAAATTTAGCACAAACATCTCATTATGAAGTTCAGTTTGGTGGACTTCCAAATGAGTTATCAACTTTTTTATTAACTAAAGGTATTACTCCATTTTTCACCGGCGGAGACTTTGGATTATTATGCTTTTCAGCATCATTACCAACATCATCATTTGCTACGGCAGAAGTATCACCATATATTGGAGTTAGAGAAAAGATAGCACATACAAGATTATATACTAATATAACATTAGAATTTTATGTAGATAGTAATTATAATACTTTAAAATTACTGGAACATTGGATGGACTATATTGCTAGCGGATCTTCTGCCAATCCAGTTTCAAATGATTATTTTATTAGAATGCAATATCCATCTACATATAAATCAGATCAAACTAGAATTATAAAGTTTGATAGAGATTACAGAAGAGAAATAGAATATACTTTTAGAGGATTATTTCCTGTTTCGATTTCAAGTGTACCTATCTCATATGGGACATCTGATGTACTGAAAGTTGCTGCTACATTTGAATATGATCGTTATATTGCGGGAAGAACAACAAGTCTTTCAGTTTACACTGGTACGTCAACGAATAATGATCCAATAACACGAGTATCAAGAGTTCCAATGTCTCCTGGTCAGGCAGGAACTTCTGGAGTTGTTTTTAGACCATCTAATTTAACACCAACAGAAGCAATTGTAAAAGGGGAATTATATACAAGTCTGACTGGGAATCAAAAAGCGGTCTAAATATTTTTACTAGTCATTGATTATTATGCCATTACCAAAAGTTTCTACACCAACATATGAGTTGGAAATTCCTTCAATAAAGAAAACCGTTAAATATAGACCCTTTTTAGTTAAGGAAGAGAAAATTCTAATTATTGCGATGGAGAGTGAAGATCCAAAGCAAATTACTGAAGCAGTAAAAGATGTAATTAAAAACTGCATTATTACTAGAGGAATTAAAGTTGATGATCTTGCAACCTTTGATATTGAGTATTTGTTTTTAAATATCAGAGGAAAATCTGTAGGTGAAACTGCAGAGGTATTGATTACTTGCCCGGACGATGGAGAAACGCAAGTACCAGTAACTATTAGTTTGGATGATATTAAGGTTGAAGTAAATGAAGAACACAGTCGTGATATTCAATTGGATGATAATCTGAGTGTGCGAATGAAATATCCATCAATTACAGAATTTATCAAAAATAACTTTATTCGCAATGATCAAATTAGTGTAGAGGATACTTTTGGTGTTATCACTTCTTGTATTGAGCAAATTTATAGTGAAGAAGAATCTTGGACAGCATCTGATTGTAGTAAAAAAGAGTTGACTGATTTCTTGGAATCACTGAGTTCGAAGCAATTTAAAAAGATTGAAAAATTCTTTGAAACGATGCCAAAACTAAGTCATACAATTAATGTCATAAATCCAAATACTGAAGTCGAAAATAAAATTGTATTGGAGGGCCTGACAAGTTTTTTCGCCTAGCAATGGCGCATGAAAGTCTTGCGTCACATTATAAGATTAATTTTGCTCTCCTTCAGCATCATAAATATAGCTTGACAGACTTAGAAAATATGATACCTTGGGAGAGAGAGGTGTACGTTTCTCTACTTCAACAGTATATTGAAGAGGAAAATTTAAAGAACGGATCAAATAATGGCTGAACAGGTCACACCACTTACAAGTTCTCCTCTTTCCCAAGAGTCTAGGCAAGTTGTTGCTGGA